CCCTTGGTCTCAGACAAAAACAATCGTTAGGGAGGTGGGAGACGGTACCGTTACGGAGGAAGTGGTTGAGCCCATCAAGGCGGCAGACTTACTTAGTAGTCACCTGTACGTCCGCAGGGCCTTCCTCGATAAGCAAAAGCGGTACAACGAAAAGAAGCTTAAGTCTGAGATGCAGGAAGCAATTCTCGGAGTTATGTGGAAGCTCAGCGCAAGCCCGCGAGAACGAGAAATTATAACCGACCTTGTCGAGTCGATGGGGGATGGGACAACGCTAGAAGATCTAGGGACTACTCTTGTTTACAAGATTAGGAAGCACCTAGACAGAGCTCTTGTTTACGTTCCAGAAAACGTAACTGATCCGGGTGACCTAGAAAGATTAAAAAAGAGAATTGCAGCCGAGGTCGACCCTAAAAAGAAAGCCAAGCTGAAGAAGAAGCGAAAGAAAGTAAAGAAGGCTCTTAAGCTTGAAGACGAGCTCAAGGAAGCAACGAAGCAGGTCCGAGAGTTGTTGGGCGAAGACCCCTTCAACAAGATGGCTGGGATGACTTTAGGCCATGCCGTAAGGAGCGCTGGAGAAAAGGCTCAGGTCATTAGTTCCATTATGGAGCAGGTACTCGGAGTGGCTGACGAAAACGCTTACCGCGCCGCTAGGCGGTCACTCAAAGAACTCCAAGGCTTTATGACAGACGCCAATAAAAAGGTCTCTGACGAAAAGTGGATGGAGTCAATCGACAAGCTTGACGCATTTGAAGCCAGAGAGGTGGCTGCTGCGGCTCGTAAGGACGCTTACAAAAGCGACCCTAGGTATCAAAACCTTTCTGAAAACGGAAAGGTTGCAGTCGAAGGGGTAAGGAATTTCTTCAGCAACTTTAGGGACCTGTTGATTGCTGAAAATAAATTGTCTCGGGCCAAGACCCTTGAGCAGTTTATGTTTGAAATGGACGTTGCTGGCTACATCCCTCATATGGTTAGAAACAGCACTAACGTTGCTAGGGTAAAGGCTCGAGTTGCCCGGAAGTACCACGTTTCTCTAGACCAGATTTCTGATGTCATTAACTCGGTTTCGGGTCGAACCATTACGGGGAGTGTAAAAAAGATTAATCAAGAGAGACGTCGCGGCGTTGCCGAGATGATCTACAGAGAAACGGTCACGAAAGAAACCGGCAAGCCCCCAGCCAAAAGACTTTCTGACCAGGCTCTTGACGAAAAGGTTGCTGAGTACGGGCTAGGCGATCTTAAGTTTTTTGAAACCGATGCCTATAACGTAATGCAGGGGTACTCAAACAACGTCACTAAGGGGATATCAAACAAGCGTTACTTAGAAAACATCCAGTCTATGTTTCCTCAGTCAGAGAAGTTCGCTGCTATGGCCGCTAGGAACCGACTGCAGGCAGACATGGAAGCTTCAGCCGAAGGTTTCCGTAGGGTGAACGGCGTTACGCATATTAGAGCTTTAATGGCTGACGAACCGTGGAAAGGCTTTCGCACTTACAGCGACGAGGTGAAGACCATCCTAATGCAAGAAGGTCTTAATCCCGTCACCAGAGCAAAAAAGCTTAACTCGTTTTTTAAAAAACAAGGAGTCGACCTTACTAACGCAGAGAACGCAAAGAAAGTAGAGGTCATGGCGAGTGACTTGTACTTGCCAAACTCTTTTGCCGACATGTTTGAGATGTCTGCTGAGAAGCCTGCTGAGTGGCTTCGTGCGGAGAAGGGTGTTGGTGGGTACGTTCTTGGGTCCTGGGACGCAGTAACAAACTACTTCAAGTCAATAACAACTGTCTTAGCCCCGGCATTCCACGGGCGAAACTACCTGTCGAACGTGGTCACAAACTTAATGACCCACGGCACGGCTGCCGTTAGCCCCAAGAACCAAATTGACTCTATCTTTCTAATGAGGGCAGACCCGGACAAGGTCTACGTGCTCAGGGGGTCTAGTCCTGATGGCCAAGAGTTTTCTGTTAAGAAAACGGTTAGGGAGTGGCGCGATGAGATGCGAGAGAACGGCATCATTATTGATGACCTAGACCTCTCTGATGCCATGCAAACAGGCCGGACGCCCCGACATCTAAGGACAAGTTTTACCGACCCACTAACCGGGAAGTTCCGAGCCCCTGCTTACACAGCGATGGCGGGGTCAGCTTTGGGTGGCGCTTACGGCTACGCAACGGGCAATGAAGAAGACCGAGTGCGGCGCGCTATGGCTGGCGTGATGTTCGGCGGGATTGCTGGGGTTAGCACTGGCGGGGCAATGGACTTGTTTTTGCGCGAGCCCGTTGGGGCCGCTCTTGAAGCGATTAAGAAGGGCGACCAGCCGTGGATCTGGAGTAGCCCAGATAGCTGGAAGAACGTAAAGCCAGCATTCTCTGCGGGCTTTGACGCTTGGATTGATCTAATTGGAGGCACCAATAAGCAAAGCTTTGCAAAGGCACTCTTCACCACAGAAACCGCAAAGGCTTCGCTCGGACTTGGAGCTGCTGGCTTTGCTGGTGGAGCTTATATTGGAGGCACCGACGAAGGCGGCAGGCTTGAAGCGGGAGTAAGGGCAGGGGTCCTTGCGGCCCTCTTTGGCGGGAGCAGTAAAGCGTTTCTAGATGGTGCCTTTATTTTATCCGGAGGGATTGGAAGGAAAATTGAAGAGCAGGCTAAGATCGTTAACTACCTAGCGGGTCGCCGCAAAGGTATGAGCGCCTCTGGCGCAGCAGACATTGTTCAAAAGACTTTGTTTGACTACGACGACCTTAGTACGTTTGAGCGGTACGTCTTGAGGAGGGTGTTTCCCTTCTATACCTGGAGCTCAAAGAACGCCACAGAGCTTCAGCCCTGGCTTCTCCAGAACAGACCCCTTGCTTACGCGGCTCTAACTAGGGTTGTTGATGCTCTTGATACTGGCTTTGAGCGTGACGAAGATAAGCGCCTTCTGGACGAACATCTTCGCTATCGGGTTATATTCTCTTCTGGTGCTGGCCGGGTCATTGCTGGTTTTGGGCTACCCCAAGAAGACCTGATGCAGATGTTTAAGGGCGCAAAGGGTGGCGTTTTGCCAACTGGCCTTGCGTCTTACTCGCATCCCGCTCTTCAATTAGTTTACAAATTCTTGTCTGGCAAAGACCCGTTCTACAACACGGACCTAAAGAGAATTACCTCTGCTCGAGATGTGCGCTACTTGCCGCAGTTCTTTAAGGATTACCTGGGCTATCACGAGAAAACTATTTCTGTGAAGGTTCGCGGAGAGCTCAAGGAGTACACTAGTTACCAGGTTGGTCGTTACTACGACGAAGACACAGGCGAGCCAGTGCAGCTTGCTGAGGTGGCGGCTAAGAGGCTTGCTCTTTTAAAGTCTGTAGGAGCTGGTCGGCTTGTTGCTGAGTTAACGAAGATCCTCACTCCAACCTTTATGTCTGGAGTTCACGGCAGCGAAGAGGGCGCTGAGGCTACTGGCGCTGAAAGACTATTCGCGGTCTTGTCTGGTCTAAAACCTTACGGAACAGACATTAGGGAGGGCGGTCTTTCCGAGGAAAGAATGTACCGAGCTTTTGAAAAAGCGCTTGATGAAGCTATTGAGGCAAGAGGCGAGGGCGGTAAATTCCAGTTCATTCGGAAAAAACTGCCGCAAGACAAAGACTCTCTTGATTACCTTCAAGACCTAGGCCTTATCCAATACGATCCAGAGCAGTAAAAACAATGCCTAGCAACAAACGATTCCAACGAAAAGCTCCGCACGACCCAGAGAACAGAAACGTTCGGGTCTCAGATGTCCCCAGAAGGATTAAAGTTTCCGTTGACGGAGACATCCAAGCAAAAGATCCTGATGGAAATTCAGCTACTTTGACGGTCTCAAGGCTTGCCAGTGATGGTTTGCTTACCTCAGACCAAACATCTCAGGACTTGATGAAGCAAGTACTGTATGAATTGAAACATATCCGATTGCATCTTGAGGTGCTTTCAGGGGAAGATCTCAGAGGAGACGTTGACTATGCAGATCAATGATGGAACAGGACGCGGGTACGTTGCCCAGGTGACTTCAGCAAGTCGCTTGGCTACTGATTCTGTCGCTAATAAAGCGTCAGCTCAGGCCTCTCGAGCCGGCAACGCCTACGTAATCTCGACTAGCGGAACGCTTGCTCCCAACGCTACCGGCGGGACAATGATCTTCCTCCGAAACGACAGCCAGACTGAGTCTGTGCTTATCGATGAAGTCATGATTGGCTGCGACAACACGAAGCTAGTCATCAAAGAGTACCTTGGCATGGCCGTAGCAACCCTTGCTGACAAGACGGACACAAAGGCTCACGCGCTGAACAGCGGGTTTGACTCTAATGGCCTGATCACAGCGTGTTACTGGGATGGCAGCAACAACGGCATCGGCGGACTTAGCGACGGCACCGTGATTGGCGCAATGACTGTTAGTACCGGGACTATCGTGCTGTCTCGAGGTGGCGACCTTGTTGTGGGCCCAGGCTCAAACTATGCGATCTTCCTCGACAACAACTCTGGCGGCACTCTTAACGCTGCTATCACGGTGAAGTTCTTTACCGAAACAATCTAAACAAACATGCCCCTAACGAGCGGGGCTGAAAGCCAGGAGACTCGTAATGGCCATCACAATCCCCGCGTACCAGCCAACTACCGGCATTCTTGTAACCACTGCAAGCAGCGGCAACGAGACCGCCGCTGGTGTGCAGATGCAGCACACTTCGACGGCAAACAACTTTATTAACGCCGGAGCTTTAGTCGGAGCCTCTCTCAAGCACACGACAAACGCAGGAGCAACCGAGAAGGTTATCGTCCGGTTTTACCGTGCCGCAGATAAGACAGACTTAATCGTTGAGACTGAGGTCTCTTTCAACGGGGCTAACGACCTAGCTTACATTCAGCCAGACCTGCCCATCCCATTTTTCTCAGGACTCTGGGCCACAACCTCGTCGGCTGCTGGCGATGGCGGCACTGGCGCAGTAGAGTCAGTTAACATTAAGCCTGATGTTATGGCGATTGCCGGCAATGGCTGATGGGACTCACTACGGTAACAAGGACGTGGCCTCCCGCTAAGGGGGCGGGCGACTCGATAGACCCCGCCTGGCACGAAGAGTACTTCGTAGACTTCACTACGCAGTCAAGTGCTGCTCTTTCGCACAACGACACGCCTGAGATTGGTGGCGTAAGCTGGCTTGTCGAAGAAGACGATAGCGGCGACACCGAAGGCGACATGGGGGCTATTGAGTGGGTTAGTGGTGAGGGATTAAAGATTACTCCCAAAGGCACAGGCGGCGAGGCAGACACAAACATACATAGCGCGATTAACGCTCCATGCTTTTCGGTAGCGCTAGATGACTGCATCCCAAACCTGACAAACCATGACGTCCTTTGCATACAGGTTTTTACTGCTGAGCCTGTGACTCCTGCGGCCAACCACGACGGCTACGGGATAGTTGTTTACGACCCAGCGTCTGACTTAAGTTCAGTTCGGAAGTGGATTTGCTACCGCAATTTTATTACAGGCTCTAACAGGGTATGGCGGGTGTCTGGGCTAGACAATCGGGGCCGAGAGCAAAACGACTCTGGTGGGCTCGGCACCGTCCCTAGGTCGTTTGAGATTGTTTTGTACACGACTGGGAATGGTGCGGTGTGCGCTCACTCTACAAGCACCTCAGTTTCCGCTACTCCCCTGAGCACGATAGCCACGGACAGGGCCTACGTTACAGGCGAGTTACCAAGTGGCTTTGGCAGCTTCGACGGCACCTTCTCGACCTCGTCCCCAACGTTTCATATCGACAAATCAGACATGCGCCTGGGCCTAACCTCGTACAAGGTTGGCAGCGGCACTTCGTTTTTTAACTACTTTCAGAAGGTTCGTATCCTTCGACTTGCTGGCCGAGCTGGAGGCGCAGATTGATGGGCGTAACAATTACCACTAGGACGTGGCCACCGGGACCAGTAGTAGCTGACACATCAACGTGGACTGTGGCTAAGGAGTGGGATTGGGCGGCAGAGAGTTCCCACACTTTTTCTGACAACACTGCTCAAAGCTTTCAGAGCGTTGCGTTTACACCAAGGAACGTAGGGGACTCAAGCTCATTTGCCGTTGACGACAGCGGGCTAAAGATTGCTGCCACCGGAAGCCAAGCGGGGGGACAGTGGTACAGCACGATTCAAACGGGGCCAGCCTTGATGGCTCCAATCTCATCCATCGTTGATAGCTTCAGCCTGAAGGACACAATCTGCGTTCAAGCCTTAGTAGATACTACGGTCGTAAGCACTGGAGGCACGCTTTCTCAGCAGTACCCTGACGTTGCCCTCTTGCTTGGAGACGGTGGCTACGGCGCGTCTGGCGGGGGAAACTGGGTCAAGATTTCAGCTTATCGGCAGCTAAGCACATCAGACCACATCGTTTACGCTCGGTACGGAGGCGGGGCTGCTACTGGAGCCGGGAACAACACAGCATCTTTTACGATTGCCGGGGGTTTCCCTACGTTCCTAGAGCTTGTCTTTTACCCTGGAACAGGCTGGTCTAGCGCGGCGTCTAGGGACAGCGACTTCCAAGACCCATTGTCCGTTACTTCCGGCAGGTATTACAGCAACATGCAGACAACGCTCCCCAAAGACATTGGCGCTGGCAGCGTGAATACTGCCCCTGGTGCCAGTCCTAACTTCACCCTAAGGCCAGCCAACCTAAATCTAGGTCTCTCCTTTACGCTTACTCAAACTGGAAGTGACGCTAGCTCTAACGCGAATGCAGTTTTTAAGAAGCTGCGAGTCCTGAAGAGGAACTACTAAAATGTGGGGCGATAGACCGTGGATTGCCGATTCGATTGTGTTTGCCGCAGCAGACTACGACGGTGAGATCCTAACCACTGAAGTCTCTATCCCTGAAGATGTTGTTTACATTGCATTTAGGGATGACAACGAAGCTCTAGTTGCTAGATACATTGCAAACGAAGACGGCACCGCCACGAAGGTTGAGGAGTGACATGACTAAGGACCAGATTATCCACGCGCTGACGCTTCTCATCCCTACGTTGATTGCGGTGGGCGGCTTAATATCCGTCCAGGAGAGCACGGCGGCTGACGTAGTCGCTCTTGAGGAGGCGGTGTCGATCCACTCGAGCTTGCCTTCTCACCCGGTTGGGGCCAGTCAAATGGACTCTATGCGTGAAGAGCAGCGGCTGATGCAGTCCGACCTCGTGACGGTTCGCGAGAACGTCGCAGCTATCTGTGCTGCAACCGGAGCTCGGTGCAAGTAATGCTTCACCCTATCCTTAGCCGCGTCGAGGCCATCGGAGGGAAGGTCTTTACCCAGGGGGACTGGAACCTCAACTTGGTTGGAATCCGGAACCCTGCCGGCACGCCCAACAAGTTTGATGACGAAATGCACGTGATCTACAAGGAGGGGGAGCAGTGGGTAGACCGATGGTGGCCTATCACCACAGACCCTGGCACCTATTGGCTTGAGCACCCCATGAATAAACTGGGGACTGCTGCTGTGGTAGCTGACCGGCAGTACAAGGGGGTTTGGGCGCTAGGTAAGCACAAGGGCAAGTACGAAGCGCTTGTTCAAGTCAAGCCTATCTCAGTGCATCGTGACAACGACCTTAATTCCAAGGTTGAGTACAGCCAGGACAACATCCAAGACGGATTGTTTGGGATCAACTGTCACCGCAGTAGTGCATCAGAATTTGGGTCTGTAAATGTGGATAAGTGGAGCGCCGGCTGCCAGGTTTTTTCTAATCCTCATGACTGGAATCGCTTTATGTTGGTTTGCAACACTCAAGCTCAAAAGCGCGGTTGGAAAACGTTTACCTACACGCTTCTTAACGGAGGCTGGTAGTGCGAAGCGAGCATCTAGTGGATTGGTTCGCGGTGGGTGGTATCCTTCTCGTGATTTCAATTTTAGCAAGCACTCGTCTTTGTTAAGGAACATGATGGAAAAGTTCGTATCTCGTAAGCTAATCCTCACTATTTTCGTGGTAGTGATCGTTACTGGTTCTGACATGCTGGGGCTTGACCTAAGTGACGAGAGTCTCTCTTCACTCACTACGATGGTCTTGTCTTTCGTCGGAGCTCAGGGCCTAGTTGACGTCAGCAAGGTCATTAAGTCTGGCCGCAAGGTTGCAGACGCTCTTGATGAAGTGAAGGAGGTTGCTGAAGATGAGTAAGCAAGCGAGACGTATGGAGAAGAAGAAGGACGCCGCCGCCTTCCTCGAGACACACTCTGGTCCAGTTATGGGAATGCTGGCTCAGGTTGTGGAGGATATGGCTGAAGAGTGTGAAGGTCTCCGACAGTTCGATGCCGATTTTCAGATGGCAATCGAGCTAGGCCACCGACTCGATAAAGCCGTTGACCTGCCTGACCCCGTACTTGAAGGGTTAGATAATGTGATTGCTACGTTTGTGGCCTTAATAGCCATCGGCGTGTACAGGGCGGCGTGTCGGGCTGAGAAGCTGCGCGGGGCGAAGCTCGACAGGCTGACTAGGCGTCTTGAGGAGCGCGGCCCTCGCATGGCTGCAGCTCGTCGCGTCCACCTTGAGCGCCGTATTAAGCGGCTCAAGTCTGTAAGCAAGTGAGTTCATTCTGGAAAGCCCTACTTAATGGGCTTGACCTTTTTACCTATCGCAAACCTAGGTAAGGTTGGTTAACCTTTCCGAGGAGGCCTTGTGTACACGTATAAAAAGAACACGCCATCTTCAGCCTACGGCAAGAAGAAGACAACCAAGAAGAACATGAGCCAGGCAGGCGCTAAGAAAAAGAAGCGCAAGTCTGGGAGTGACCGGAAGAAGGTTCGGTAATGGCAACTGCAAGTACAGCAAAGCAGGGAGCGGCCATTGGTCTGTCTTTGTTCACGGTAACGGAGACTTCAACGACTCCAACGGCAGTGAGCATAGCTGCCAGCAACGGCTCTTTGATTATGATTGAGATCGACAACACTGCGAACAGCGTTGCGTCTTACCTTAATCTTTACGACGTTGCAGGCGGGGGGTCCGTAACTGTCGGCACGACTGACGAGAGCTTTGTGTTCATGGCTCCGGCTTCCTCTCGCATTACTTATGCCTGCCCTGAGGGGGCCGCTTACGCGAACGGATTGTTCGCTGCAGTTGTCTCTTCCCCTGGCTCAGCAAACGGGCCGAGCTCTACGGTCAACGCATTCATTCTTGTAGGAGCCTAGGCTATGGCAATTTCCGTAAAAAGCTCTGGCGTAAGCAGCCCTTTCTCTGTCCGAGGGGTAGAAATTACTGACCTCGAGAACACGGGCCTTAGCGACTTCCTTAGTGCTTCGACTACGATCTACACGTTAGATCTAGACAACGCAGCCAACGGCGCGCTTACCTTCTTCAAGGTGTACGACAACGCCTCACCAACTTACGGCACCACAGACCCTGTTGTGATGATTCAAGTTGCGGCTAGCACGCGACAAGTTTGGTCTATCGCTCAGGGCCTAAGCCTAACAAACGGCCTTTCGATGATGGCTTGCACCGTTGATGGTGCGGCCTCAGGAAGCAACCCAGGCAGCAACTTTAACTGCAGCCTAGTCGTTTCCTAAACAACCCCGGCCCCATGCCCCCTGATGGGGGACAGTGCTTGAGATAGTTCTTCTGCGGCGTGCTCTCGCGTGTCGAGCTCCTCGTAGACAATCTCTCGACCGATGACTGCATCCTTGGGGTCGGCCATTAGCCTGTCCCATGCGGACTCAAGGGCGTCGTCTACGTCTTCTCCGAAGCCAACTACGGGTAAGTGAAACCTAAACATTTTCATGGCTTTAAAGCCCTCCGCTCATTGATTGCTTTGTCGATGTGCTTAAAGCAACCCATGCAGCACACTTGATATCGTATCTCAAGAGTGGGTAGTTTCCCGTCCATTCTCGGTATGAGTTGAGCTGGGGCGCAGTACTTGTCGCCTATTGGAGCGCCGCACAATTCGCAATCTCCCTGAGACAACTTGGTGATTACTTTCGCCGCTGAGCGAATGTGGTGAACTCCTTTAATCATCCTTCGTACTCCCCTCGAGTAGCCTTTGGCAGGTGAAGGTAGTGGAAATACTGCGGGTCTACTTTAGCCTTAGACAGGTCTGCGATAGCCGCCTCAATTCGTTTGAACTGCTCAGGTGTTGTCCTTTGAGATCGGACAAGCTTTAAAAGCTTAAGAGCTGAGTCGATGGATATGTGTGTAGTCATTGCTTCCTTCCTAGTATTCGGAGCTCGCACTATGCGAGTAATCCAGTGTCTTTAGCGTTGTTGTCTAGCTTTGTTTTTAGCCTGAGGTTGGCTCCTTCAGCCCGCCCCCATGCCTGGGAAAAGATGTCCCTGTCTCCTCTCGTTGTCGAGCCTTGGAAGATTGCAGGAAAACCGGGTAACGCTTGTCCCGTCGAAGGAGTGTGCCCCGGCGTCCTGGCAAAGGCGTATTCTTTTTGCCGTGTTGACTCTGGCCACATGGAAGTGGGCCTTTTTTTTCCGAGCTAACTCTCCCCACTCTCGCATGGTCTCGAGCTTCCATTCTGTCGAGCCCCCTAAAAAAATGCCGACTCTGTCGTTTAGTAGATCGCTAACGTCCGCTGTCTCCATGCCGTCTTGCACTGCAATCAGCGCTGCGCCAAAGGAGAGCACGCGCGACAGCCAGGTAAGGCTAAATAGAAGGCTGTCCAGCCCACCCTGAACGATGTCAGGGACTACAATCCAGTCGGCATCGTCGCCAAGCCATCCGAGCATTTTCAAAAAAGACTCAGAGTCGAAATCTACGCCCTTTTGAAAGCACCCCCACGCTCCGTTATCAAGAGCATAAGCAAGGGGCGGGCGCTGCCCCCCGTATCTACTTAACTGGGAGGGCTCGCAAAGCATCCTCCAGCCAGCTCGCCGCATGGCTTCAATGTTTCGCTTGGTTCCGGTCCTGCTTGCGTAAGGCATCATGGCAACCGCCGGTAAGACCAGCGTTGCCGGTGAGGCCCGCGTAGGCAAAGGGTTAGAGCGCCTTCTTTAAACGTGCGGATTTTGTGAACGCTGTTGAATCGACGGAACGACACGTCCCCCTTACGCCTAGGCCGCTCGCTCCCCTGGCACTGGCTCTCAGAGTACCCACCACTTAAGACGACTGTTAAAAAACTCCAGGGATGATCATGAGCAGCGATGATCATGCGAAACGGAGAGGCGGGGAATCGGTGTACGTAAAGGCCAAACATTCTATTTTCCAAAAGAACTAGGCGCTCCATCGTCGGAGATTCTGAGGTTTCTTTGGGAAAGATTGGCTTCCAGTTCACGGCTTTAGCCCCCGCTCCCTAGCTAGGCAGGCTCCGCATTTCTTGCAGGGTTGGTCTCCTCCTAAATAGCAACTCCATGACATGACCATCAAATTGGTTGCCCCAAGGCTGTGGCCCAGTGCCACAACCTCAGCCTTGGTCTTGTCAATCAGTGGAGTAAGAATCTTGATCCCAAGTTTTTCCTCGGCCTGCTTAAAAAACTCAGGGCGACAGTCCTCAAAGTCATCCTGGTCGTCTTTGCACGACCCAATGACAAGCGCATCAGGAAAGGGGTGCATCAAAGCAGCGCCTTCAAGAAACCTCAGGTTGCGGTTGGGGACGACTACGTCTGGCCCGCTCAACTCCCCATCGCCGCCAGTCAATGACGACTGCCCCATACCGTCAAGGATTGGCATGACCCGGTACCGAACGCCGCAGGACGCGGCAATCCGTCGAGCCGCCTCAAGTTCTTTGACGTGCCGTTGTCCATAGTGGAATCCCACAGCGTCCACGTAGTCAAAATCTGAGTCGTAAGTAATCCCAATAGGTAGCCTCTGCCTCTTCGCCCACGCCAAGCAAACAGCGGAGTCCAACCCACCACTAAGTAAGACCCGTATCATCTCTTCTCCCCCAGTACCCGGCGTGCGTACTCTGCGAGCAGCCCGGCGTCTGCAATGTTGTCGTCTGGTTTTGTTTTTCTGCCTGGAGTCAGGTCGAGGGTTGGTAGCAGCCTTCGGCAGGCAGCAATGCTTCTTGGCTTTGGTTCTCCTCCACCCGGACACACCTCAGCCTGCCACCTCTTCGGCTGGATGACGTCGTAACGACACCCAAGCCCCGTCAAGAAGCCGTCTATGCGCCCCCAGTTCTTGCCCATAGTGATCGCTGAGCCTGCACCCATCTTTGGAGACGGGCGGGCACCCAGAGCCTCCACAGCAGCGCAGAGGCTGTCTACGGTGCAGCCTTCGTCGTAACAAACACCCTCTAGCCAAGCGCAGAGAGCAGTCAGGTCGATGTCTTTACCCATGTGCGGGAGCTTGGTGACCCCGGCAAGGGTGCCGTCCCCCCGAAGGAGGACAGCAGCGCCTTGCTTTCCAGGGTCAATCCCTAGGTAGAGTTTAGAAGGGGATGTCATCGAGGTCTTCCGACTTCGCTGGAGCAGCGGGGGGTGCGGCGGCAAACTCATTATCTACAACTTCATTGAAGTAGAAGTTCGGGTAACCCGAAGCGCTTGTCCGCTGACGCATCTTCAAGACCTTGCCGGCTAGCGACGAGACAACCACGCCGGCCTTGTTTGCCGCCCTGTTGTAGACATCTTCACCAGCAGGCATGGCCCCCAGCAGCAGCATCAAGTCGTCGGCCAGAATCTGCAGGCCAATCTGGCTTGCTCGCTGGTACTTCTCGACGTACTTGCCTTTGCAGAGACCGTCGACCACCTCAAGGCCCCACTTGTACCGCTCAGGGTTTGGCTTACCGTCGTCATGAGACCAGTAGTCGAACGAGGTGACAGCCACGGTGTACTCACCGTCCTGCAGTTCGTCTCGCTCTCTTCGCCCGTTGCTTGTGTTACTAGCGCCTCGCGCCTTTGGGGTAATCGTGTTCCACACATCGTTAATACTCATCAGTCAGTTTCCTCAGCAGTTGCCTCAAAGGAGGCGGTGAAAGCCTTTCGCAAAGTGTCGAAAGACAGGTCCATAGTTTCTGGCATTGGTTTTCCGAGCTCGCCACGAGAGCCGCATTCAATCTGAAAGTTCCCGTCCTTGTACGGGGCAGTCCTAAGGAGCCTGTTGCCCTTGTCGTCCATCTCAACTCGGAAGATAAAGTCGACAGCTCCGTGGACAACCTTGCGAGCGCTTCCTGGGAGCGCCGAGGTAAGCAAGATCTCTCCGCTCCTCTTTCCTTGGTCGTCAACCTCAACCTCGCGTCTCTCGTGGGACACGAAGATCACGGCCATGCCCAAGGTACGCACGGTAGTAATTGCGTTAGTCAGCTTTCGTCGGGCTAGCTTGTAGCCTTTGCCGAAGCCGCCGTCTCCGAGGTCCTGCCACCCGTTCTCGGTGCAGACATCGTCAATGAGGAACTCGTACAAGTTGTCGATGGTGTCGATCACCAGCGTCTTCCACCGATGCTGCCCCTTCTTCTTCTTAAGCTCACCAACAACGTTGCGGAAGTCCGTCCAGTTGCTGACCTGAATATCTGCCGCCTCCATTGCCGCAGTCCCTGGCTCCGTGGCGAGGAAAAGGGCCTCAGGCCACTGGTTGCAGAAGGTCGTCTTTCCTATCTTTGGTGGTCCGTAGACCATCCAGAGGTACGACGAGAGCGTCCTTCGTGGCTCGTGTCTATCTGTGGGGATAAGGCTCATACTATTGCTCCTTCACTCAACTCTTGATGTGGCCTATCGACCACGTTGTATGCGTCACGGGTAACTGCCCCGCAACACAGGTCCAGAAACTTGCAGCGACCGTAACGGCCAACGCAACTCTCTGTGTTTCTGATGGCAAAGCCACCGTTCTCTGTCTCAAGGATTCGCCTGTGAAGCTCCCAAGCCTCTTCGCGCCACAACTGCATCTGCTCCTCTGAGCGAGTCAGCTTTTCGTGGTGGAAGTAGAAGTCAGGGCGGTCTAGGTAGTCTTGCTTGATGCGCTCAATGTACTCATCGGGCGTCTCTTTTTTGCGCTGCTTACTGCTAGGCCAACGAGCAATGGCGTAAAACATCTCTCGTATCGGACGACCAGCCATCCTCGATGCCGCCTCGAGGTAGGTAGAAACCTGGAAATCAATGTCTAGGCGGTCTATGTAGGCAGCGTCAAGGCGAGAAGTAGTCTTGAACTCGTACACGGCGTTGTCGTCTAGCCCGTCAAGCACGCCCGCCAGCCGGTGGCGACGGGACGGTCGACCTGTCTTTGGGTTAACGAGGGGCAAGTTAAACTCAACCTCGCGGCGAGTCGGCCAGTAACTCCAGCGGGCCAAAGCGCCCTCAACGATGGCGTAGGCAACCCCTGCCATCATTCTTAGGTCGTCTACGGCCTGCTGGCCGAAGACCTTGTTTGCCGAAGCCATGATGTACTCGCTCGCAGCCGCAGGGTCTTGCTTCTCTATGCCGTAATGAACAGCAGAGCCACGGCTCATTGCATTAGTTTTTGGTGCTCTCAGAAGTTCGATGTACTTGTATTTGTGCAGGCGTGGACATCGTCCAAACGTGACGAGTTCCGATTGGGATAGTCGTCGGGATAGTTTCGGGGTCATAAGTTGGCTCAGCTCCGCAGTATTCGCAGCTCAGTCCACCGCAAGGGCGAGCTGAGACCGCTTCGTGGTCACAAAATTCACAGGTTAAAAAGGCCCTCATTGAGTTCTCCTTCCTCTTGAGGGGGCGAGGTGGACAATACAAAAGCGTTTTCTTTGCGTCAACCCTTGTCTTACAGATGTATAGCCACTAGGATCCCCGCCAGGAGGTCGTTATGACTACAAAGAGCGTTAGTGGCACTGGACTTTTGCGAGAGTGGATATCGAGAGAAGCTATTACAAGAAAGCAGGCGGCGGAAAGACTGCAGACTGTTATCCCAACCTTAGACTCGTGGCTTCAGGGCGCTCGGCGTCCCAGCCTGACGGCTGCGAGAATTATTGAGGAGGCAACGAAGGGCCTTGTGAAGCCTGATGATTGGTTAACTGACTCGGAGTTGGCCTCTGTTCGCTCTGCCCGACCTTAGTTTCGGGAGGGGGTCATGGCTCGTATCCGCTCTGTAAAGCCAGAGTTCTTTCACCACGAGGGGCTTGCTTCATGCAGTCCCCACGCCCGCCTCTTGTTCGTTGCCCTGTGGCAGTTAGCAGATAGGTCGGGAAGGCTTCGATGGATCCCAATGCAGGTCCACGCACACGCCTTTCCTCATGAGCCTGAGCTCGACGTGAAGGCTTTAGCCTCTGAGCTTGAAGGCATTGGTTGCCTTCGGCCATACGTTGTCGGCGGGAAGAACTTTGTAGACGTTCAAAACTTTACGAAGCATCAGAAAGTACCTAATTCTGAAAGGAAATCTGTGCTTCCGGGTGTGTCCCAAGAAACTTTGACAACTTTTATTCGACAAGGTGTTTGCGAAAGTGGGCATTGGAAGGATGGAAGTATGGAGACAGTAGAACAGACAGTTGTTGAAGATGTAGATGTTGGTTCTTCTGTCTCTCGTATTTGGAATACATATAAAAACTATCACCCTAGATCTCGTCCCTCTCCTCCAGCCAGTTGGAGGTCTATGGTCGAGGAGGCTCTAAGAGATCACAGTACAGACGAGCTTTGCCTTGTCGTCCGCTGGGCTAAGGAGTCTCGTGACTACTCGTTCCAGCGCTCAAAGAAGCTGGACAAACTCAACAACATACTCGCCTCAACGAAGCTTCCAGGCAGGATTGAGTCTGCCCTTGAGTGGGCAGGGGTCACAACGTCGCTTGAGTCGTACCTCGAGGCGAACGCTCAGGCTGCGATTAGATACAAGGACGAGTTCGATGGCTTCGGCAAGCAGATGAAGCCGGGGACATTGATTCACTTTATGCAGGCATACGGGCTACCAGTCCCTTCGCCAGAGATTGAAAGGAAGGTCATACAATGGTTGAGCAGCAGGAGCGCTTAGGTTTCAGCACGTCTTCGTCAGAGAAGGCAATCGTTGGTGCCGTGTTTGTTGGTGGGGAGCGGGTGTTTTACGAGGCTGACTCTCTCGGCCTACGTGAGGAGCACTTCTCTCAGCCTGGAAACAGGTTGATGTGGAAGATATTTAAGGAAGGACTGGACCGTGGGGTGGTCCCTGACATCGCCCTTATCCACGAGGAGAACGAGTCTGACGTCGGCAAGTACGGTGGGTGGGCTTGGCTGAACTCGTTTGTGAACAGTTGCGGGTCCCTCAGCCACCTTCAGAACTACGTTGAGCGGATTGTCTCAGGGCACAGGCGGGGCCGCATATTGAACGCTGCTCGTGTTGCTTTGCAGGTTGGGTCGGACCCATCGAGCAGTGCCTCTGACATCCACTCAGCACTTGAGGAGGCGCTTAAGGAGTCTGCTGAGAGTGTCGGGATGGGCTCAGAGTATGAGACCGCTGAGACTTTGGTCATGGACTGGGCAGCTCGGCGTCAGGCTGTTCTCGACGGCGAGGCTGAGGATCAAGAGTTGACGTGGAACATCCACGCCCTTGACCGCTTTGTTGCTGCTGGCCCTGGTCACCTTGTGGTGTTGGGTGGTCGGCCAAAGATGGGGAAGAGTCAACTTGCTCTCTCCCTGATGGCCAACGTCTCAAAGAAGTACGGGCCGACACTCTTCTGCAGTGCAGAGATGGGCAAGGACGCACTCGCTAGGCGCATCATATCTTCTGATGCAAACATTAAGCAGACGGACCCCGTAGGCTTTGCTGAGGAGACGGCCAAGGTGTTTCGTGAGTGGGCTGGTGTCCCGATGTTCTTCGACTACCGGGCTCGTTCGTTCCAGAACGTGTGTGCTTCTATTCGTTTTGCTCACCGGAAGCTTGGGATCAAGGCGGCTGCGGTTGACTACCTGCAGCTACTCGAGATGGACGGTGGCCGGACTGAGGAGGAGGAGATTGGCAGGGCGTCGAAGGGGTTTAAGAACCTTGCTGAGGACCTAGGCATTCCAATTATTCTTCTCGTCCAGGTGAACCGTCGCTGCGAGGAGCGAGCGGACAAGCGTCCAGTCATGTCAGATATCCGTGGGTCTGGACGTGTTGAGCAGGACGCTGATGCTGTGGTGTTCGTCTACCGGGAGGCGTACTACAACGAGAGGTTTGCTCGGCCTAGTCAAGTCGAGCTCCTCGTTAGGGCAAACCGTCACGGCCCTGCTGGCACTGGCATTGCCTTCTGGAGGCCGGGTGGTGGTTGGTTCCGTGACCCGACTCCTTGGGAGACTCTCGGAACTAAGTAAAGCAAAAGCCCGGTCAGATTGGGGTTCTGACCGGGCTTTGTCCGCAGAGAGTCCTGTGGGGGGGGTTGGATCTGCGGATTTGCTAGCGAGAAAACACTACCCTTCTTTCTCTGCTGGGACAACCCACAACTGGACAGGGGGAATGCCACGGCATGTCCTCGCCCTAGCTACGGCTTGGTGACTGATGCCCATCTCTTTTGCGATCTTCCGGTCTGACCAAACTCCAAGTTTTGGGTGGTACTCTTCTTTCTTCCTACGCCCTCGCTTTCTCTTGACTTGAAATCGGTCAAGCGCCTTTGCTGCGGTACGAGTGGCGATGTTCCACTTAGCGGAGACCGCCTCGATTGAGCCGAGTTCTCGGTAGTCCTTGATAAACTCTTCCTTCTCTTCGTCTGAAACAGCCAATGGTCTAGGCATTGCTTTCTCCTTTGCTCTTCATAATTTGCTCAGCAATACGCTGGGCAACGATTGGTGTTACTGCGTTACCCACTTGCCGATACCGGCTAGTTTTTGTGCCCACAAATGGGTAGTCGTCTGGGAAATCCATTAACTTCGCGCACTCCTCTACGGTTAGTCTTCTTCTTCCGGTGGCCAGCCATAGGACGTCAGACGCCCGGTCAATGCCACCCCGCTGTCTTCCTGACTTGGTCTTGCCTGACATGCTCTTACCCCTAGTCCCCTTAACTTCGGTCGTTGTGACGGTCGGGGCTGGTTGCTTGAGCAACTCTGGGCGAGAGCCCGCAACGACCCAAGGGCCCGCGTTTCCAATGCGGACAGCCGGGATAGTGGTGCAGGGCTCGTCGGTTAAGTCTCTGTAGTTTCTCTTTGAGGCGAGCTCAGCCGACTGGGGGTTCCGGCCACCGCCAATGACGCGGAGCATCTGGTTCCCCTTGCCTCCGATTGTTGGCGCTGGCTCATCAGTTGTCGCTGGGCGCTCCTGGTTGGGGTGGTTGGCAGAGTTCCTGCTCCCGCTCAACTCGCCCACTAGGTTAAGTGCTTGTCCCACTGTCGCCCACGGCATGACATCTGACGCAAACATGTCGGATGTCTTGCTCGGGTCCCCGTGAGTCGGCTCGGGCCAGTCGATTGGATGGGGGCCTGCAACGATGAAGACCCTGCGCCTGCGCTGGGGGACACCGAAGTCGGCACTGTCCAGTATCCGCCAGCCTACCCAGTTAAAGCGTCTCCCTAGATCTCTAAGAATTACTTCATTGAAGTAGGCGTTGGGGCACGAGGGTGAGCCGATGCAGTTCTTCCCTCGCTTACACGCGCCCTTGTGATTGGTTAAACCAACGACGTTCTCACCAACAAACCAAGTGGGGTTTGTTACTGACACCGCGTTGATTGTGGCGGGCCACATGTTGCGCTCGTCCTCAGCCCCCTTCCTCTTGCCAGCCGTAGACCACGCCTGACAGGGGAAGGAGGACCACAGGACGTCCGGAGACATGCCGAGGTATAGAGAGATGTCTCTGACGTCCCCCTGGAGCGCAGGGAGCCCCGCAGCACGCATCGTAGAGCAGGCATCCTCATCCCACTCCACACAGGCAAGGTGCTCGCACCCCGCAGCCTCGAGTCCGAGGGCAGCGCCCCCAGCTCCGGCAAATAACTCAAGTACTTTCATCTCCCTCTCCTTCCTAAATCCACTCGACGTGGCCGAAGGGCATCTCGCGGATGTTCATGGCGGCGAACTCTGCGTAGTCAGAGAACGTCCTCATGTTTCCGCTGTCATCGAGAGGGCCGAAGCGGTCCTGTTTTTCCTCGTACACTTTCTTGATTGCGCCACGGGCCTCCTTCTCAGTTCGACCGATAGCGGTTAGCTCGTATCCAAAGACGTTGAGCTGGGCCAAATAAACAGTTCCTTCCTTGTTCATCTTCATCTCCCTAGTAGTCAGCCGGGTTGGCTGGGTAGTGGTCGTTGTGAAAGTAGTCAAGCTGGTCTTTCGGGCGGTCCTCGTCCGGCTCGTTGTCTGGCTTCCGCTTAACAGTGGTGACGTTGTTCTGGGTTTCTATCCAGACATGAGCTCCGCAAGACAACGGCTTGTCTGGCCGGTAGATAACTCGAGCCGCCTCTTTCCCATCCTGTCCGTAGATGATGGCCTCGTGGGCGTAGTTGTTTGACTTGTAGGTTTTGACGGTCAGGACTGGCTCAACTTTGCCGCTCTTCCTGTTCGCCTTGATTACGTGCTGGTTTACGTGAACGATTGTCTTCATCTCAAACTCCTCTGTTGGTTAATGGTGCCGGGGTTGACTTCCTTCAGGCAGGAAGCCCGTTCACCGCTGGAGTGGTAAACCCCCAGCCCCCGGCAGGCATAGCTATTCACAATGGTTGAGATGTCATTCGACTGGCGGTCGGACCATTGCGGAAAGACTTTGAAAGGATTCCAACCGCCTAACCCTGAGTATTTTTCTGAAGGGAGTGCAAGATCTGCTGCCTCCCGAACTTAAACAACTTGCCAGTGACGACATCCTCAGCAATGAACGGGTACTTCTTGGCTCGGGTCTTAATCCCCGTGAGGCGGTAGGTCCCGTTAAACGTGCTGAACTCTCGACCGTAGTCGTTAGGCTCTAGCCCGAAGTACGTGGCCAACCTTTTGAACTCGACTTCCATCGGGTCAATTACCGACCCGGCCTCGTCTAGCTGTTGGACAACGAACTTGAAGGCGACCGGGACCTCACCCTTGACGGGGTCGTAGGTGCAGGACTTTCGCTTAAGGGTGATGCCGTGCTTCTTAGCCACGGAAGCCAGGGCTTCGCGAGACTCCTCAAGGATTAACTCGACGGTCTTCTTGTTAACTGCAGTAATCATTTCTCTTACCTTCCTTGCCCGTTAATGGGCGGTTGATTGGTCTTCCCTGTCTCCCTGACGAGAAAGACTCCTCCTTCACACCGAGTCCACCTGTCCGTCAAATCATGAATGCACATGCCATTCCTGAATATTTCTGAAAGGTTTCCTCGCTCATACGACACAACAAACCCGGCACCTAGCTTTGCTAAGAGCTCGACTGGCGACATGTTTGTGTGCTTTTCAATTATCTTTCCCACCTAAAAACTCCCTGGTCCGTGTGTGCTTTCGTGGTATTGCCTTGAGTCTTCTTGCGCGTCGTAGTTGCAGGGAGGGCAGAGTTGCCACTCGGACATCTCCCCCACATCCCCACACCTCTTGCACGTGCAGTCGCAACCGCAAGCAACGCAGCGTCCACACGCACGGCACCAGGGGGTGTCGTCTCTTTCATAAGACCATCCTTTCTCGTTTGGGGTTATCAATGGGGCTTGCATCACCGAAGCCATCGGGGTCATCCTTCTTTCCCTGAAGAGCCTGGGTTTGGGAAGCGTCGACGGACCAACGCGAACCCACTCAACCCTGCCTCAGAAGCTGTGCCGCTGATGATTGAGAGCGACTCGTGGATGCGACGAAGCGCAGTCCCGAAGTCGTCACGCTCTCTTTCATCGAAGCCCCTTTGTGTGGTGATCTTCCACGTAAATGGGGTCAGGGAATCCCAGGACTCAAGCAACTCGGTTTGGATTGTTCTTAAGGCCAACTCGAGGTAGGCCTCTCTCTGTGTCTTATCTGCCATCACACACCTCCTTCTATTCGTCCCAGTGCCAGCCCTTGAAGTAGCTGACCTGTATCTCTGAGCAGGTCGAGGCTGGCGAGTAGTCCTCGATAACCTTGAACCCGGCTCTGGTTAAAATTCTCTCCATCTCTGCTCGACCCGGAAGACTGCCGGAATTGACGTACACAAAAGACTTATCTCCGTAGGTCTCATCCGAGACATTCTTCGGTTGAGCCCTTTTCCTTAGGTCGTTTGCGGTGAATGGCTTTGAGACAAAGCCATGCTTAAACAGCAGGTCGCCAAGCTTGGTTGTTGATTTCATGTCTTCCCCCTTCCTATGCGACACGCCGGACAAACCCGGTCGTGTCCTTAGTTGCTTTGCCCTTTGCGTAAAGTGCAATCCACGCACCGGGCGGGTCATCGAATCGGATGTCGTCTTCGTCGCCGGACACGATGGGGTATCCCAGCCATCGTCCACGGT